AAACAAAAAGAAATTCGAGGCTGATAGGCAATCAAAAATGGATCAAGTAAATCATACTGCCAAAGATAGAATTTCTCTAATAAATAATCTAAAGGATGAAATTAAGAACTTAGAAAAAGTACAAAAAATAACTCAAAAAGAGTTGGAAAATTGTGAAGGCATGGCTTTAGAGATTAGTAATAAAATTGAAAATTTTAAGCCGACAGAAATAGAGCCAACACCAGAGTTAAAAGCTATTGATGAAAAGATAGCTGCAATAGAAAAGGAAAAAGAAGAAATCAAAAAACACAACAACGATGAATGCAAGCGAGAGATTTGTCTACGTGTTTCCGAATTGCAGCTGCAAATTGAAGAGGCAAGCAAAATTATAGGTGCTAATTCTAATAACGTTTGGATAGATGAACAAATAGAAAATCTAAATGAAAAACGAATTGAATTAGAACAGGCTAAAGCAGATTGCGAAAAGATTTTATACGAGATTGAGTTACTTAGCAAAGAAAAAAATAAGACTCTTACCGCAGAAATAAACAAGCATTTTACTAGAGTTAAATTCCAACTATTTGAGTATTTAAAAAATGGTTCATATAAAGACGCTTGCACAATACTTTCGCTTGATAATAAGCCTTTTGGAATTGCTACAAATACGGCACTTGAAATGACTATGAAGATAGATATATGTGAATCATTTCAAAAGTTTTATGGTGTAGAAATGCCGCTTTTTATTGATGGGGCAGAGGCATTTGACACAGAGACATATTATTCAATTTTACAATCATGTCAGCACATTTATTTAGCGGTAACAGATGATGAGTTAAAGGTAAATCAAATTTATAAATAATTACAAAAGGGGGGGTAAAGATGGCAACGAAAACAGAAGCAAAAAAGGAAATTGCAAATGTCGAAGAACCAAGTTTTTCAATGACATTAACAGAAACATTAGAAGAAAATATACAAGCACTGCCAAAAGATTTTAACACGGTAAGATTTGTCCAAAATGCTTTAGTTGTATTGAATGAAAACGAAGTTGTGAAGGATTTTGCAAAAATACACGGTACTAGGCAAATCAAACAATGTATGTTAAAGGGGGCATTTTTAGGATTAGATTTTGTAAACAGTGAAGCTTATCTAGTTCCATACGGCGATAAACTTACCTTTATGACCTCGTATAAGGGGGCTGAAAAACTAGTAAAAAAATATTCTCAAAGACCAGTAAAAAGCATTTACTCAAAAGTGGTTCGCCAGGGTGACGAATTTGAGGAAATTATTGTAAATGGAGAACCGACAATAAATTTTAAACCTTTACCTTTTAACGGAAATGCGATAATTGGTGCTTTTGCAGTATGTCAATTTGAAGATGGCGGAATGCAGTACGACACAATGAGCCTTGAAGAATTAGAAAATACAAGAAAACATAGCAAGGCAAAAAGTAGTCAAGCGTGGGCAGACTATACCGCAGAAATGTACAAAAAGACAGTTCTTCACAGACTTTGTAAACATATCACAATTGACTTTGATAATCCAAATCAGGTTGAAGCTTTTAACGAAGGTACTGAAATTGAAACTGATATTAGGGAGCAAACAAAAAACGATATGGAACAAACTGCCACAGAGGAATTTACGATTGATACTACTGCAAGAGAGGTTGAATAAATGAGAACACGAACCCATAGATGTGATCAACATATAGACAAAATAGTTGAGTTTTTGTCATTAGGAAAAACTTATAGATTCATAGCTGATTATCTATCAATTAATTACGGTATATGCGTAGCAGAATCAGAGTTATGTGTTTTTTGCAGAAATAGAAATTTAAAATCTCGTATTACACACGGACTACATAAGGACAAAGTTCCGCACTGTGAAAACTGTAAGTATTATGCGGAAATACATACTAATCACATTGTTGATAGAAACACTAACGTGAGAGTATGTACGGCTTGTATGGAAGTCATTCCGCAAAGGACAGTGACTAGTCCAGAATTTTGCCCTAAAAGGGGGGTGATAGAGGATGAAACTAAAAGTCTTGTCTAGTGGATCAAAGGGAAATTGCTATATTTTGCAATCTGAGGATGAACAATTGATTTTGGATTGTGGAATTGGACTAAAACAAATAAAGACAGGGCTAGGTTTCAACATTTCAAACGTTGCAGGCTGTGTAGTTACACATCACCATTCAGACCATGATTTAACTTCCAAAGACTTAATTAAAATGGGGCTTTCCGTAATTAGACCATTTGATGAAAACAGTAAAAATAAAACATTAAAACGAGGTTCATGCTTTCAAGTTAAACCTATACCACTAACAGATAAAAAGGGCAATTGGACACATTTAGATAGTGATGGTTCAAGATGTCCGATATACGGCTATCATATATACCACGAAAAACTAGGTAGCCTTGTATATTGTACAGATACAGAATTTATCAAATGGCATTTTAATGGCATAAACCACTTTTTGATTGAATCTAATTATGATTTAGAATCGCTCGAAAGCGAAAATGAAAAAACAGCAAGAGTGTTCAAATCGCATATGAGTATACAAGCAGCTTGCAAATTTGTTCAGGCGAACCAAAACGCAAATAACATTAAGACCGTGATTCTTTGTCATTTATCTTCTCAAAATGGTTCGCCTGATGACTTCAAAAGAAAAATGAGTGAAGTCGTAGGGGAGAAAGCAAGAGTTTATATAGCAAAAAAGGGGTTAGAAATAGATTTGTAAAGGGGGAGCGTATGCCAAAGGTTAAATGCCCATGCTTAAATTGTGTTCCACCAGAGCGACAAGTGGGGTGTCATGGTTGGTGCGAAAAATACATTTCATGGCATAAAAGCGAAATGGAAAGAACGGAAAAAGAAAGAAAAGAAAAATATTTGACTATTCAAATTATGGATATGCAAGTTCAAGGAAAAATTAGAACTATGAAAAAGCATGGAAGAAAAAAATAATCGACTTTTATATTTCGATTTTAAGGGGCATTTAATCTAAAGGTATACAAATACTCAAACAAAACATTACAGAAAGGATTTGGGCTATAAATGAAAGCCACAAGACCAAATAAAACAGAGAGGTAGTTACTATGTTAAAGCTAAATAATTTAGCAAGGGTTGAAAGTATTTCAGCTAAAGAAAATATGACATCACTAAAAGTTACTTGTAAGGGGGTTGGTAAAAGCGGCAAAGAATATACGGATTTTAAAGGGTTTGTTACTTTATTTGGTCAAGCACATGAAAAAGCAGTTGATTTAAATGTTGGAGACTCAATTAAGATTTTAGATTTTGGCGTAACAACAAACTATGCCAAAGGAACAAACTACACAAATTGCAACATTCTTGATATGGAAATTGTTCCAGGGGAGAACATTGAATATATCGATGAAGAATTACCATTTAGCTGATATAAGAGAGGTAATTGATATGCCAAAAATAAGACTATTAGAAGATAAAGCCAATCAGGAAAATAAGCATATTAAGAAAAATAAATATTGGTTAAAGCAAAATATCGAGGTAATACGTGTACCTTTGCCAGTAGGAGATTATGTGTTAGTCAATGACAAGATTCAAGATGTTTTAGACAGAAAAGCTGCACGAGGCGTTGAGCCTAAAAAAATGGATTTTCTTGGAACGTATAACATTTGTATTGATACCAAAAAAGATATTCAAGAACTTGTTTCAGATATTTGCGGAAAGCAACACGATAGATTTCGAGACGAATGTATATTAGCCCAAAACAATGGAATAAAGCTAATTGTGTTGATTGAAAACGATTATCAAGCACTTACAAAAGATGGATCAATAGCTAATAAAACAATTCATTCGTTAAGCGAACTTCACTCATGGAAAAATCCAAGATTATTTATTCGTAAATGCGGAAAACAAGTATATCCAAACGCCACAAAAGGGTTAACGCTTCAAAAAGCTTGCCACACAATGTCATGGAAATATGGTGTAAAATTTGAGTTTTGTTCTAGTGCAGAAGCAGGGGCAAAGGTAATTGAATTACTTGGGGGAAGTATAAATGGCAAATAAAAGGATGTTGTCAATGACAATTTGTGATAGCGACCAGTTTTTAGATATGCCGCTTTCTGCACAATGTTTATATTTTCATTTAAACATTAGAGCGGACAATGATGGTTTTGTTGGAAATCCTAAAAAGATTATGAAACTTATAGGGGCGGCGGAAGATGATTTAAAACTTTTAATTGCGAAAAGTTTCATTCTCACCTTTGACAGTGGAGTGATAGTGATTAAACATTGGCGAATACATAACACGCTTACAAAAGGCAGGTATCACGAAACAGCATATATGGATGAAAAAAATATGTTGTTGTTAAAAGAAAATGGAGCATATTCGTTTACACATGGAAACCCAATCGATGATAGCGCAAAGGTAGAAATGTTCAAGCTTTCTGATAAGCGGAGAACAAGCGGAGAACAAGCGGAGAACTATGAAAGGAAAAGAAAAGAAAAGAAAGGAAAAGAAAAGAATATAGAACAACGTTTTTATGATGATGATGATTTAAACGAAACGTTCAAAGATTATGTTGCTATGAGAAAGGCTACCAAAGAACCACTTACACCTAGGGCTATTACAATCGCAAAAAACAAGATTGAAGAATATTCCAAAGGGAATAAAGCCATAGCAATAGCCCTTATTGAGCAATCGATATTAAATAACTGGAAGGGCATTTTTCCGCTAAAAGAAATGCCAAAAGAAAAATCCGTAAATACAATAAAACATAAAACAACAGAACAAGATGAAAAGGAGTTATCAAGATTTATAAGGGGGGAGTAAATATTGGACAACAACATAGAGGATGGAATCATAGGTTGTATTCTTGTTGAACCTAATTCCTTGTATGAAATATACGACAAAATTACTCCTGATATGTTCAATACTACTTTTTGCAAGAGAGTTTATGAAACTGCATTATCACTGTATGACAGAGGTATAAAGTTTGATGCAACAATCCTTGCTAATGAAATGGCAAATTCAGAAAGTGGTCCAGAAGTATATCTGAATCAATTTAGCAACATGATTATGAATTGTCCTGGTTCTTGGCTAATTAAAGAATATACAAATAAGCTGATAGCTAATTATCAAAGTAAAAGATTGAATTTATTGTTACAAAATATAGATACAAACCCAACAACAATAAAAGATACAATTGGCACTTTAATGACAAGACTTGAAGAAATTCAGACCAATACGAAAGAACGAAGTGAATCTTTAAGTGAAATAGTTACGGAAAATGAAGGTAATTATTTTGTTGATAAGCCAAGAAAAGATGCCCTACAAATAAAGATTGGATTAGATAAACTCGACGAATGTGTGTCATTTGTTAAAGGCGATGTAATTGTTATAGCAGCTAGACCCTCAGTTGGGAAATCCGCTTTAGCTACTCAAATAGCAAAAGCCGTTGGTAAATGTGGATTTAAAGTTGGTTACTTCAACATGGAAATGGTTAAATCTCAAATCTATGAACGATTAATTGCTAGTGAAAGCGGAATCGAACTTGAAAGAATTAAACAGGCAAAATGCTTTTTAGGGGATGAAGAACAACGCTTTAAATCAGCTAATGAGCGACTTAAAAGAATGAACATTATCGTTTCGTCCGATGCTAAAACAGACATGGATATAAAAGCCGAATGCAGACACCAAAATTTTGATTTAATCATAATCGATTACTTGCAAATGATTGAATATCACGAGCGATGTGAAAGTAAAAGAATTGAAATTGGAAAATTGTCTAGGGCATTTAAGTTATTAGCCAAAGAATTGGATGTACCAGTTGTTGTATTAAGTCAGTTAAATAGAAGGTCCGAAGGAACGCCCGATAAAGAGCCAACAATGGCGGACATAAAAGAATCAGGAGATGTCGAGCAAGATGCTTCAACAATTATTTTGATGTGGAATTTATCAGATGATTTTAGGAATTTCAAAGGACTAAAAGTAGATAAAAATAGACAGGGAAAACTAGTATCTCTACCTTTGGAATTTGATGGAAATTACATGAAGTTTGAAGCTATTAAAGGCAAAACAATTGAAGATATTAAAACAAAGATAAATGAGTTTAAACCAATAAGTGCGAGTGATGATTTGCCTTTTAATTAATGGGGGTAAGATTATGAAAGGGAACATAGGCAAGGGTACTGAATTTTTTAAATTCATGGGTGATTATTACAAGTTGCTTGGTGATTTTTGGATTATTGAATCATCGGAAAGTTATTGGGAGCAGATTAAAGATGAAACAGAAGAATTGCTTGCCAAGTATAAATACTGTGATTTTTATATGCTTGCAAGAGGCATGATACTTCTTTTTTTGATTTACATGGATGAAGTAAAGTTGCATCAAAAAAAATCAGGTAGATGGTCAATAACCATTAGGGGGGATTAAATATGTGCAAGCATGGTTGCGAAGGGCAAATCTCAATTTATGACCTTTACAATGATTCAATGGAAATGAAACGAGATTTATATGTTCTTGTTGAGAATAACATATATGAATTGCCTATTTGTGTTTGCGACAGTATAGAGGAATTGGCTGATTTCACAGGCGATTCAGTAGAAAGAATACATGATTTGATTTCCAAGGCAGAAGAAAGAAAAGGAAAATCCAAATATGTAAGGGTAACTATTAACGATGATGCGGAGTTATGAAAATGACAAATGATTTTTTAGACAATCAAATGACATTGTTTGATTATATGGGGCGAGAAAATCAATACAAAATTGAAAAGCCTATAAGGTTGATTGAACTTTTTGCAGGACTTGGAGCGCAAGCAAAAGCACTAAAGCGATTAGGTGCAAATTTTGAACATTACAAAATATCTGAGTGGGAAGTTCACGCAGTTGCTAGTTATCACAAAATTCACATGAAGGAAGATAAAACAGATTATTCAGCTGCATATACGGATCAAGAACTAATTAATTTGCTTTATGACTTTGGAATTTCTGTAGATGGCAAAAAAATAATGTCAAAATCAAAAATAAAATCGAAAAGCGAAAAGTGGCACAGAAGAGTTTATAACGATTTTAAAGCAACCAATAACCTGGGAAGTATTGTTAATCTAGGGGGGGCGGATTTAGGAATAGTCGATAAAGATAAATATTGTTATATACTCACGTATTCATTTCCTTGTCAAGACCTTTCAGTTGCAGGTAAACAAAAAGGAATGAAAAAAGGTTCAGAGACTCGTTCAGGGCTTTTATGGGAAGTAGAAAGATTATTGACAGAAACAGAAGAATTACCAGATGTTTTGTTGATGGAAAATGTTCCAAATGTTCATGGTTCTGAAAACATAGAAGATTTTAAATCATGGATTAGATGTCTTGAAAATTTGGGCTATACAAATTTTTGGGATGATTTAAACGCCAAAAGTTATGGCGTTGCACAAAATAGAGATAGAACTTTCATGGTTTCGATTTTGCAAAAGAACGTACACTTTGAATTTCCAAAACCAATAAGACTAGATAAGACGATGGCTGACTATTTAGAAGATAAGGTTGATGAAAAATATTACATTGAAAACGAAAAAGCTAGGCAGTTAATCGACAAACTTATTCGTGAGAATACAATCTTGACAGACAGACAGACAGACAGACAGACAGTAGATTCATGCCGTTTGACGGAGCAATAAGTTATCCATTATGGTCTAGAGAATTTGAACAACAAGGATTTTTAGAAATTGCGCCGACTTTATGCGCAAGAGATTATAAAGACCCAAAGTTAGTAAGTGAAGAGGTTGACAATGGAAAGTAAACAATTAATCATCGCTGACAGCACAGCACAGCACAGCACAGTTAAGATTGGTGGGTGTCATGGATAATAGCCTAGATAATACATTAGAGTGTGCAAATAGAGTTTATGATCCACTTGGGATTGCACCTACAATACCTACTTGTTGTGGTGGCGGACATGAGCCAAAGATTTTAGTAAAAGAGAAAATTGTGTGTGCTTCGAGGGGGCGAAATCTAGATAATCCAAATGATAGAAGGGCAGGAATTGATTTAGAGCAACGACTTGAACTTAACCAAGAAGGAATATGTAATGCACTAACAAGCGTATGGAAAGATAACATGGTTTTGGAAAAAGAAACAATAATGATAAAGCAAGCAACAAAAGATGGTTATATCGAGTGCGACGTAGGGGGGGTAGCTGATTTGAGTTTTCCAGATAGTGACACAAGAAGAGGAAGAGTAATTGATAAAGGCAATACTTGCCCTACAATTCAAACTGAGGGTGAAATTTGCAGAATAGAAAAAGTAGGACAAATCTCAAATGATGGTTCTCAGTATGGTTCGGTATATGATGATAAAGGGCTATCCCCCACATTAAACGCAGGTACACATGGATATTGTAATAGTTGCATTCATACAAAATATAGAATCAGAAAGCTTATTCCAATTGAATGTTTTAGATTAATGAACTTTGATGATGCAGATTTTTTTGAGGCTGAATCAATTAATTCTGATACGCAGCTATATAAGCAAGCGGGAAATAGTATTGTCGTAGCCGTGTTATGTGCCTTATTTAGCCAATTAAACATTCAAGGCATAAATCCTTGGAATAAGATGTCGGAAAGCGATAGAAAGGAAATTACAGCGGTTAAAAAGTGTATTAATCCTAATTTTGATAAAGATTTATTATAAGAAAGCATGGAAAGGAGCAAGGTGGTTTTGGTCGACCAACTAAAGAACGTTCTTTACTCCGAGTACAACGATGGCAAAAAAAATATGTGTAGCTGATGACGGTTATTGGAAGCGCAGAAAATGTGCATATAACACTTGTATATATTTTGAAAAGTGTATATATCGAAACAATGAAGAAAAATACGCAGAAAAATATAAAGAATTAAAAGCCCAAGAAGATGAATTAGTAAAAAGTGCGAGGCACAATATCGGTGAATTAGCAATTATGCAAAGCTGGCCTCTTGATATGAAGGTTCGTATGAGTTGTGAGCGTATTAAAGCGTGGTATGAATGGTGGGATGGGCAAGTATATATTTCGTTTAGCGGTGGAAAAGATTCTACGGTTCTTTTAGATTTAGTGAGAAATGTATGTGGTTATGACAATGTTCCCGCAGTTTATTGTGATACGGGATTAG